CTTGTTTGAAATACTTCTTTGTACTCAGGGGAGTCCATAAGTTGTTTTGCTTTACGACCAAAACGTACAGAGAGTTCAGTTGTGTTAGTTGATTGAATAATTTTTAATTTAGGATTACGACCTACCATCCATGCAGGTAACAAGTAAGATGCAAATTCAGACTTCGTATGTCTCGGTGCCATATTGATTATGACACGTTTTATTTTTCCATTTGCAATATCATTAAATTTATTTGCAACTTTTTTGTGATGTGTTCCTTCCACAAAATCAGGCCACACGTGTTTAACAAAAGCCATGAAATCATTTCTAATATCAGTTTGTTTTTTCTTTTCTTTCCATTTAGCCATCACAAGAGATAGTTCTCTTTTTACATCAGGTGGCAGCTTTTCAAACTTCTTTAACTTTTCTATATCTATTTTCATAATGTCATTCGAAAAAATTTTCCAAAAAATTTTTACACATACGTTTTTAATCCCAATAAGTATTTTACGCCTTTAAGTATCCAAAACTTGGCAAAATGTCGCACCTATAGGGACCCCTTTTTGTAAATGTATATATTAATATTTAGGAAAGTTCAAATTTTGGATTGGCTTTGGTACCTCTATTGAAACTAGAAGCCAGGGGCTTGACCCCTGGCTCATGACATCTAGTCTAACAGAACCATGTAAGCCTCAGCATTGTGCTGTCTAAAGTAATTAATACCCTTACGCACTTTATCCCAAAGCTTTGAATGACCATCAATGCCAACCTTTTTATCTTCTAATGTTGCTAAGTATTCATAATAGAATATCTCATCATGTATCTTAGCCTCATGTTTAGTTAATAAAATAGACTCGCCACTAAATCTATTTTCTCTTTGCTCTGTTGCATCGATCATTGTTTCTTGTTTTAATTTACTCATGTGTTCCTTTCTGTTAATGGGACTATCTTATAGGATAGTCCCATTGTTGTCAATTAATTTAATTCCACAAGTTCCTAACTAGTTCGCCGTTAGTTGCTTTGTTTAAACATTCCAGATATTCAGTTTCAGTTAAACCAATTTTATTAACTAGAAACCAATGCTTTTCGTTTTGTGTACCTAAAGCTGTTGTTGTGTCTGTAATATACTTAACAGCTTTGTCCAAGATTTCTTGTCTCTTTGGTCCACCGTATTCATATTCTGGTTTAAGTTTTTTTGCTGATTGTTTTCTCATATGTTCCTTTCTGTTAATAAAGGTCTTGTACCATGGACCATGCCTCATGGTCCATGGATAAAGTTGTCACACCTCTCTAGTTATTATTCTAGAGTTAGTATAGGTATGTCCCCAACTAGTTGTGTGAGTTGTTTTCTCAACTCGGTCAATCGGTGTGTGCAATGGCTCGGTCCTTGGTGCAATCGCAATAACTTGCTCAATGTATTTATTTGCAAAGTCATTATAACAACCATTACTACAAAAATATGAATACATATTTATATGGTCTGGGTGTAATTGTACCTTTCTAGTTCTTAAAGCTTTATTGCCCTTGCTACCTCGCACCCTATCAACTGTGTGATAAGTATGGCAATCTGGACCATGGCACCAAACATGTGAGGTCATTAATACCTCACTTCCCAACTGTCTTTTGCAGTTCTATATCCTTGTGCGTCTAGGTCATAGTAAGTCATGAGAGCATGCCCGATTTTAGATTTCCAAAATCTACATTTATCTGTCCACTTGCCAAACCTTGTCACAGTTTCGCCTGTTGATTTTTTGTAAGTTATTCTAAATGTTTTATCTTTTATCATTTTATTCCTTTCTGTTATGTATGGGACTATCGCATAGGATAGTCCCATAGTCAAGTATTAATTTATACTTTGTTCATATTGTTTTCTTAACAAGATTTTTTGCTCTCTTGTCATGGATTTATTTTTCATGCCTTTTATTCTGTCGGCAAGATTTGTTGGATTGTAGATTGTCAAACCTGTTGAGTTAGTTCTAATCAATTCAGCCTCATCAATCTTGATACCAAGTGCATCAGCTAACTCAATCGCCTCACTCATGTATCGGTATGCTTTCAATCCAATCTTCAACTCATCACATTGTTTTTGAATACTATCAATCCACTTTTGATGTGTTGATACTAATTGAGATTTAGCAACTCGCCATTGTTCTAATTGCTCATACTCATCTTTAGTACAAGCGATAGTTCTTGAACGACAATAAGAAGTTCCAATTACATCTAATAAAAAATTATCATTAAATGCTTTGGTCATTCCTGTATTGTTTTCAGAATGATAACTTGATGAAAACCCAAGTGCTTTATTATTTGCGTCTATATGTTTAGTCTTATGAGGGTTATCTTGCTTATCATTTTGTTGAGCAAGAATATCTGGGTTTAACCCTTTCTCTTTCAACTCATCTCTATAATAAGCATAAGCAAATTGTTGTCCCTCACAACTTGAGTATTCACTACCTGTAAGATTACCAAACAAACCAAAATCAAAATGAGATTTTGTTTCTTCATTTTCATTTTCTTCATTCACATTTTCTGTGTGAGCAAAATAAAAACATTTATCTTTGGCAACCACATCACATGGACTTCCATATTTAGATTTAAAATGTCTTAACACTTTAACATCATCTGTTGGATATGCTCGTTGAACAATCTGTGTTGCAAGTTCAAATGCTGATTTATATTCTGTATCAACATTCTCTCTTGCTTGTAGATATGCCTCTTTCTCTTGTGTGTTTTCTTCTTCAAACACATTTTTTATTTTATTGAACAACTTGTTTCGTAGTTCAGTATTTAGTCTAATCTTTGACATAATGTCCTTTCTGTTAATTGTTAATAATTATTTTTATAAACTACTTGACTTATTTGTCAATAGGATTATATAGGATTTAGTTTATTTATTTGGTTATGTTAAGATAAATAATTAGATTTGGGGTGTCATCATAATCATCACCCCAAGTCGCACTGGTCCCTTGCTGATCGAACCTTTTAGGTATCGGATTATGAGAGGGACTGATGCCAGATCCAATGTGTTGAACGGGTGCTTCATAACCACCTTCTACTTTGCATTGGATCTGGTATCAGTGGTGTTGACTGTGGAATAAACTACTATAACACGGGGGCATGCGTAGGATCCTGTATGGTATTAAGCAACGTTACCTCTCCCGCGTAGCACACCACTGATGTAATTTGTTGGTCCGGTTGAAATAACCTGTACTAGTCTGGAGACGTCCGGGCCGGACCTACTAATTACTGATAGTAATTTGTTGGTCTATTGTTAGATGCAAATTTTTAAAAGCGCTAGCATGGCAATGGACCTACTAATTACATATTGACCAACTAGGCGTCCAAATCTGCCTCTGGCATTTCCCTGTACGTTAGCGACGATCCGCAAGGTAGCGATGATGTTGGACCAGGCCTGCCGGCGTTCCTTGGCCAGGATGGCAGCCTGGTAAAATGAAAATAAAATAAAAGCTTCAAGCGTCAAGCTTCAAGCTTCAAGCTTCAAGCAGCAAGCTGCGACGTTGTTGCACATGTACATGTAAAAATGCATATGCATAATGCAGCGTAACAGAAAGGAATAATATGAACGATGATATAAACGATAGATCAGTCAACCCACTGATTAGAATAGCTAACACGTTAGAAGAGATCCTGAGACTGGTGAAGAAGGACCAGGAAGAAACTAAAAAAAGATGGGCTGAGCGTGAAGAGGATTAAACACAATGATCTTGTGCCGTGGTTCATTCAGGACCATGGCACGCTGCCGGATGCCTATCTCCGGAGCTGTAAGAAATTTTTTAAAGAGTTGAGCGACAAGCAACAAGCCTCAAGCGTCAAGCATCAAGCGCGACAAACTGGGCAATTGTTTAAGCCCGGGTTACGTGTTAAAAATAGATTTAACAGAAAGGTATAATATGAATACAAAAGAAGCTTTAAAAATTGTGGGCGGCCTGAGCAAGCCGTCTAAGATGCCGGGCTGGGCGTATGGTATACCCGCAGCAGAATGCAAGACTGGTGAATTACTAAGAGACATAGAAGGCAGCACATGCCATAAGTGTTATGCAATGAAAGGTTGCTATGTCTTTCCGGTTGTTCAGGCAGCTCAATACAAACGTTTAGAAAGTATACAAGACTCAAGATGGGTCGACGCCATGGCCATGTTAATTAATTCTAAAAAGTCAAAATATTTTAGATGGCATGACTCAGGCGATGTGCAGGACGAAGCGCACTTGTTCAAAATTTTTGAAGTGTGTGAGCTCACGCCTGAGACCAGACACTGGTTACCAACGCGTGAAGCGTGGACGCAGAAGTACCTGGACCAGGTGCCAGGCAACTTGACTCTAAGATTTTCAATGCCGATGGTTGATCAGGAAGCAGCGGGTTCCTGGTTAAACACTTCAACGGTTGTCACCACAGCAGGAAGAAGAACTTGCCCAGCTCCTGACCAAGGTAACGAATGCAAAGACTGTCGAGCGTGCTGGGACCCTTCTGTTAAAAACGTAGCCTATGGAAAACATTAACCATGGGCCACGTATTCAGGCATCCAAATTATTATAAACAACTAAAGGAGAAATATGAACAAGAAGCGTCAAGCAACAAGCATGGAAACGACGATCCGGATCCTGCACGAAGAGTGGGCCCTGAATCAGGGAC